CCCCCTTGAAAGGCATCCATGTTGCGTGGGTGTCTTTTAACTTATAATATGCGATAAATGTTGAAAGATGGTATATTATAGGATATTATATAAAGAAAAAGGGATTTGGGGGAATTTCAAATGGGCGACAGAAGAACAATTAAATTTAATTATTATAGGGCTCACATTCAAGAAAAAGATGGGAGAAGTTGGAGTGAGAGTAAATTATTCAATTTTGAAAAATGGATAGAGATTGTGATGGCTCTAGGTGTAGAAAATAGTACTAAAACAGTGGAAAATGTTAAAGTAAGACTTGAAAACTGTCGGGCAAGTCACAAAAATGAGGGTTTCTGGGGAATTAGAATCATGAAACTCAGAGATACTAATATACCATCTATCGTGAAAGAAACGAAAGCGGCAAGAGCGGTAGAGTTAGCTGATGATGAATATATTGGAGAAGACTTGAATATATTATATGATGCAAAAGATTTTTTATTTATGATTCAGTCAAATAAATACGCCTTAGGAACTAAGAAATTAGAAAAATATATTAATGCAGTATATGGGGATAAGAATTTCAAAATATCATTAAGGCCGATTTGCGACGAGGTAGATTTGAAAAAATTCAAAAAGAAGAGCTATAAAAGCTTAGAAGTAACTTTTTCAAATGAAGTCCAAATGAATGGAGGAAAAAGTTCTTTATCAAGTATAATTAAAGGTACAAGGCCGTTTGGATGTATAAAAGGAAGTATATCCTTAGGGCTAGGAAGAAGCGATATAGAAACACTGTCAAAGGAAGAAATTGAAAATGCTCTTTCTGATATAGCAGACAATCAAGATGTTATAACAGGAGCGAAAATAAAAATTCAAGATGATGATATGCACACCATAGATATTATTGATTTATTTACATGTATATGCCATAATTTTATAGGTTTTGTTTTGGAGAAAAGAACGACGTTAGGATTTGAATATGCAATGGATAAAATGGAAGCGAAATATATAGAAAATAGAGGCAGAATTTTGATAATATTATCACCAAATAAAGGTATTTAGTTGAAAGAGGAGAAAATCAATGAGAAAAGAAGTAGTAAAATATTATATAGAGCGTGGTTATCCATATGTAATAGCATTGATTTTTACGACAGTGATTTGCAGTGTGGCTAAATCCAGTAATACAAATTGGATAGAGAGTGAGAATTTAAACTCACTCATAGAAGGAATTATCACGTTGGATTCAATAATTATTGGATTTATAGGTGCAATTATGCCAGTAGTTCTCAGCATGAAAAATGAGTCCAAGTTTGTAAAATATGTATTTGAAAAAGATGAAAAAGGATTATTTAAAAAATATCTAACGACTACGATTGCCTATGGCTTATCAAGCATCGCCTTATCACTGATATTCTTTTTAAGGGACAGTATTGAGAATAAGGTGGTGGTGGAACGATATGCATATGTTTATATGTTCTCAATACTACTATTCTTTTTACTAACCTACAGAAGTATGAGTTTTATGATACGTTTGATTTTTTCAAATGAATCAGAACTTCGAAACAATGAACCTGAGTTAATGAGCCAAGAAGAAAAACAAAAGTTAAGAGCACAAAAACTAGATTGGAAATAATCCCAAACCACTTACATAGTGTAGGTGGTTTTTTTGTGGAGAAATAGAAAATAATAACAGAGCCTAAAGGGCATTAAAGAAGACAGACAGGAGGTGAGCCTAATGGCAAAAGGAAAGTATCAAGAATGGTTAGAGCCAGAGGGCTTGCTTAAATTAGAGGGATGGGCAAGAGATGGGCTTACTGATGAACAGATAGCCGAGAATATAGGTATACGTAGAGAAACATTATATACATGGGCAAAGACTTATCCTAACATTTCTAACACCCTAAAAAGGGGAAAAGAGGTAATTGACCGTCAAGTAGAAAACGCTTTACTTAAAAGAGCATTAGGATATAAATACACAGAGATAACAAAAGAAAATATAGAAGGCATGATGGTTAAAACAAAAGAAGTTGTAAAAGAAGTAGTACCAGATACCACAGCACAAATATTTTGGCTAAAGAATAGAAAGCCTGCGGAGTGGCGAGATAAGCAGAATGTAGAGTTGTCAGGCAGTATTGATAATTCAATCAAACTAAATGACATTTTAAGTCAGTTAGGCGGTGAGGGGCTTGAAGAGTAAATTCCCTTTATCACAGAAATATATAGATTTTATAAATACCGTTGAAAATGTTGATGTAGAGTTCCTAGAGGGGACTACAGCATCAGGAAAAACAACTGTAGGTGCTGGTGTAAAATTTATGCGTATGGTAAGTCGAAGCGATAAAAAATTACACATTATCGCGTCAAAGACAACAGGTACAGCAGAAAAGAATATAATACAACAAGATAATGGCATCCTAGATATACATAAGAATGCGAAGTACTATGGTAACGGTGATAAAGATTATAAAATCCCACACATAAAATTTGAAAACAAAATCATATTTGTATTGGGTTATGATAATAAAGACAAATGGGGGCTGGTATTAGGTTCACAGTTTGGTTGCGTATATATAGACGAAATCAATACTGCTAATATAGAGTTCTTGCGTGAGGTATCAACAAGAAATACATACCTGATAGGAACACTAAACCCTGACGACCCAAGCCTACCAGTGTATAAAGAGTTTGTAAACCGTTCAAGACCATATAAGAAATACATTAAGGATATACCAAAAGAAATCTTAAATGCATTAACAGAAGAGCCAGTGCCTAAATGGAGGTATTGGTTCTTTACGTTTAGAGATAATCTAAGTCTTTCAGAAGAGGATATCAAAAGGAAGATTGATGCTGCACCAAAAGGAACTAAGCTGTACAAGAATAAAATCCTAGGGCTTAGGGGTCGTGCAACAGGTTTAGTATTTCCTAATTTTGATAGACAGAAACACATTATACCAAAAGCAAAATTAAAACAAATGATAACGGATAAAGAAATTGCATTTAAAAAGTTTTCTGTTGGTGTAGATACAGCATACTCACAGCAATCAGAGGATACCATATCAATACTATTTCAAGGGATTACGGAAAACGATAGACTATTCATCTTAGATGAGCGTGTGTATAACAATAAAGATTTAAGAGAACCAATCGCACCATCAGACACGGTAAGGAATATTGTGGATTTTGCAAATCGAAATAAAGATGAATGGGGATTGGCAAAAGATATCTTTATAGACAGTGCAGACCAAGCGACACTAACAGAAGCGTTTAAGTATAAGCGTAATGTAGGGTGTATCTATAATTTTATACTAGCATACAAAAAAACACCGATTATAGATAGGATAACGCTTCAATTAGGCTGGATTCATCAAGGGTATTACACGGTGGCAGAGGAATGTATAGAACACATCAGAGAATTAGAAATATATAGTTGGCAGGAAGATAAGGATAATAAACCGGAGGACAAGCACGATCATACCATAAATGCGTCGCAGTACGGTTGGTTGCCATATAAACATATAATTGCAAAAGGAGTTGAATAAAAGTGAGGTGGATGGAAAAAGTGAAGAAGAATATTAGGAGTTGGTTGAATGTGAATGAAGCACACGCAACAAATATACAAATTACAGAAACGCTTGATTACGAAGCAAACGCAATCAAGAACCGTATTTGGTATCGTGGTGATAGTGGAGAAATAGACCAATTATACACGCAGATAAATACTGGAATAGACCAATATAAGTTTTGGGCTAGTAAATCTAGTCCAGGAATGGAGATAAGAAAAATACATACAGGAGTGCCAAGTTTAATCGTGGATACACTTACAACTGTTACTCTGGCAGACCTAAAAGACTTAGAATTTAAAGAGTCTACACAACAAGAATTATGGCAGCAAATAGAAGAAGATAATAAGTTTAATAAAAAGCTAGAAAAAGCGGTTAAGGAAGTTTTGTATATAGGTGATGGTGCTTTCAAATTTTCTTTAGATTATAAACTTAGTAAATTGCCAATCGTTGAGTTTTATCCTGGTGAAAGAATAGATATAGAGTGCAATCGTGGGAGATTAGAGCAAATAACATTTAAGACGGTATATACGCACGAAAAGAAACAATATGTATTATTAGAACATTACGGATATGGTTATGTTCGCTATGAATTAACAAAGGATAATAAGGTTATAGACATTAATTCAATACCTCAAACAGAGGGGCTTATTGATGTTCAATTTGCAGGATACGATGTAAATGAAGAGGGTTCAAGAGGTGATTTTATGATGGCTGTTCCAATTCAATTTTTCGAGTCAGGAAAATGGGACGGAAGAGGACAAAGTATATTTGATAAAAAGGTGGATAGCTTTGATGCTTTTGATGAAGCATGGTCACAGTGGATGGATGCATTAAGAGCAGGGAGAACTAAAGAATATATACCAGAATCTTTTATACCAAAGGACCCAAATACAGGAGAGCCAATAAAGCCAAATCATTTTGACCACCGATTTTTCAAGCACGATAATGACAATAGAGAGGATGCAAGTAATAAAATTGAAATAGACCAGCCAAATATCCCGCACGATAGTTATTTGGCTACTTACATAACCGCATTAGACCAATGCTTGCAAGGAATTGTTTCTCCATCAACGCTAGGGATTGACATGAAAAAGTTAGATAATGCCGAAGCGCAAAGGGAAAAAGAAAAGGCAACTTTATATTCCAGAAATGCGATTGTAAAAGCATTACAGGAAGTACTTCCAGAGGTAGTAAAGGTAGCGATTTCAACCTACAATGTTTTAAATAAAGCAACTCTGGGAGAAGTGGAAGTGGTTGCAGAGTTTGGAGAATATGCAAATCCTAGCTTTGAGAGTCAAGTGGAAACTATTGGCAAAGGGAAAATGCAAGGTATTATGTCTATAGAAGCAGTAGTTGAAGAATTGTATGGAGATGCAAAAGATGATGATTGGAAGATTGAAGAAATAGCAAGATTAAAAGCAGAGCAGGGATACGCAAGCGTGGAAGAGCCAAGTGTTGGTGGAGTGGATGGTGAGTTGATTGTCACGGAATAAAAATGACGATTCTTATGATTTGCGTAAAATATTTGAAGAAATAGAGTTGGAACTTGTGAAGAGTATGAGGAGAACTTTAACAAAGCATGAACTGGAGGAGGAAGAACTAGGATTTCAGTGGGAGCAGTGGCAAAGTGCAAAGTTGAGGAATTTAACAAGTTATCGAAAACAAAATGAGAAGATAATAGATGGTAGGAGTAAGGAGATAGAAGAACTTGTAAACAACACCATTCAACAAAATTATGTAAAGAATGTAGTCACAAGAAAAAAACAAATAGATATCCCTAAGGATGTATCAACTTTCAAGGGGAGCCATGAACCAAAAGAAGAGAGTTTTTTTCACATCAATGACCAAAAGATTAAAACGATGCAAGAAGTTGTTAATGGGGACATAAAAAGGGGACAGAGTGCAGCCTTGCGAAGAATGAATGATATATACAGGCAAACAATATACAGAGCAGAAATGCATATGGTTACAGGAGCCAAGACATTACAGCAAGCAGTTGATATGGCAACAAAGGATTTCTTGAATAGCGGTATTAATTGCATTGAGTATAAAAATGGTAGAAAAGTAAATATAGCCAGTTATGCAGAAATGGCATTGCGTACAGCAGGTCATAGGGCTACCTTATTAGGCGAAGGGAAAAAGCGTGATGAATGGGGAATACATACGGTAATTGTATCAAGTCATGCCAATACTTGCCCTCATTGTGAGAGGTGGCAAGGCGAAGTATTAATTGATGATGTTTTTAGTTCAGGAACACTAGAAGAAGCATTAGAGGGGCGTTATTATTTGCTATCGTTTGCGATTGAGTCAAAGTTCTTGCATCCAAATTGCAGGCATACAATCATGACATATTTTCCAGGCATCACACAAGTGCCTGTGGTGCAAGATGGAAAGACTGCTGTTAAGCGATATGAAGCTGAACAAAAGCAAAGAAGAATAGAAACACAAATCAGAAAATGGAAACGCATTGCCGAGGGTTCACTTGACCCAGATAATATAAATTATGCAAATGGTAAAGTTAGAGAATATCAAAAGGAATTAAGAGAGCATATAGATGACAATCCGTGGCTAAGAAGAGATTATTCAAGGGAGAAGACAAGAGATATTCCGTATCAACCCAAAGAATATAGGGAGACAGGTGGCAAATTTGATAAAGGTCATACAGATTGGCTCATTAGAAGAGATGCTGAATCAGAGGATTATTACAACACAATTCGAAAACGAATAGATGACATAAGTAAGATATCTAAAAATACAGGCTGGAATGAAGAGAGTATAATCAGGATAAAGAATCACGTATTCATGAATAAGCATATCTTGGATGGAAACAGGTATGCTAAATATGATGGAAGTTATGACATGTCTGTTGCGTGGCAGCGTCTTATTAACGGAAACTACGAAAAGAGAGATATTTTATTATTAAAACATGAATATCTTGAAAGTATCGTTGAAAAGAAGTATAATTCAACTTATAGAGAGGCGCATAGTATTGCAATGAGAAAACATGATTGGAATAGAGAAATAGAGGAGGTGTTAGGAAGGTATGGCGAATCAGATATTTTACATGAACTTATTAGAGAAGAATGATAAATATGTTATTTATGAATTTGGAGATGCAGATGTGCAAGATGGACGTATGAAGTTATCCATTGAAAATCCAAAAGATTATGAAATATTACAGCCTTCTGAGATTGGCGAGATGGATACTTTGTTGGTATTTTCAAAGTTAGCAAGACTTATGATGAAAGGTGAAATACCTGAAAGGACACAAAGATTCCATTAAGCCCCATTTGCATTGATGTAGATAGTTTTCAAAAGAGAGAAAGGAAAATAAAGATTTATGGATAAAAAAGAGTTGATTGGTTTTTTAGAAATCAATGAGCCAGTATTCATCTACAACAATAAAGAGTTTGGCATTTGTAATATGGGCGATTTTATAATAGCTGGAAATCATGAAGACCCTGCAACAGAACAGAAGTACAATACAGTAGAAGAATTGTTAGATGATTGGATTGTTGAAGGTGTAAAATTTAGCGATATTGCAAATAAGGTTTTAACTGAATATTTTAATTAAGTATCACATGTAAAAAAAAGGAGCATAGTGACATATTATGAAAATGAATTTAAGTGAGTTAAAAGCCGAGATATTAGGTTTTACTATGCATACGAATTTTATATATGACGGGATAGAGGGAACAATAGACCCTCTAACCGAAGATGAAATATGGGTTTGGTGGGGAGAACAAACCAAACGGTATCATGCTATAGAGGATTTGTTGGATGATAAATTTTATAACAATAAAGGTATAAGAGAAATCATTGATGAAATGGAATTTGTATAAAAGCCACTTACTTATGTTGGGTAGGTGGTTTTTTGATACCTAAATTTAAAGGAGGTGAGAGTTATGCAAGTGAGAGTAATTAAGCAATACTATGACAGAAAAAAAGAGAAGTTGATGCAGCCTAAAGAAGTCATAGAAGTATCGGAAGATAGAGCAAAAGTATTGCTGGACAAAAATTTAGTAGAAGAAGTTAAAAAACAAGAGGAGCCTAAAAAGAAATAGGTTCTTTTTTAATGTCCAAAACAACAAGACGTAAAACTGTAGGAGCTGACGAGCATAAAGAAACGGAGGATATAAGAATGGATATAAGAAGAGGTAAAAAAATACCTATGAACTTGCAATTTTTTGCAGAGGGCAACAGCGACCCAACCGCTGGAGAGGGTAACGCTAACCCAAATAGCGGAACAGGAGAACAACAACCTACGAACACTGCTTACACTCAAGAGCAATTAGACGGGATTGTAAACAGTAGAGTGGATAGGGCAGAACAATCAGCATTAAAGAGTTTCTTTCAGCAACAAGGACTAACACAGGAAGAAACAACACAGGCTATCAACACTTACAAAGAAACTAGAAAAGCCCAGCAATCAAATGTAGGAGAAATACAGGCACAATTACAACAGGCACAGCAGACCGCAAGACAGGCAGAAGTAGAGAAACAAGCAACGATTGAGGCATTGGGTCTAGGCATAGAAGCGAAAACACTGCCTTATGCGTTGAAAATGGCTGATTTAAGCAGTGCAGTGGATGTGGACGGAAAAGTGGATGTAGAAGCGATTAAAACAGCATTAACAAAGGTATTAGAAGATGTACCAGCGTTAAAGCCAACAATAACACAGAAACCAGCGGAGGGATTCCAACAGATAGGAGCAGGAGGACAATCTCAAAGCAATGTAACCGACCAAATGTTAGATGATATATTTGGAGTGAAAAAATAGGAGGACTAAAGAATGGCAGTATTATCATATGTAACACAGTTTAGCACTAGAATTTTGGGAATGTACGGGCATGACCTTACATCAAATAGACTTTTTGAATCCAATAAGGATATTCAAATTGTAGGAGCGAAAGAAATCAAATTACCAAGAATTACAGTGAGTGGTTATAAAGACCACGATAGAGATGTATTAGGATTTAATGCTGGAAGTTATGGCAATGAATTTGAAACAAAAGTATTAGACCACGATAGAAACATAGAGTTCTTCATCGACCCAATGAATGTTGATGAAACAAATCAAATCGTTTCCATTGGTAATGTACAAGCGAGATTTGAGAAAAAGCAAGCTATGCCTGAATTGGATTGCTATACTTACTCAAAGTTATATTCAGAAGCATCAAGAGTAGGGGCAACTATCAGAACAACACCAATTACAAGAGCGAATATCTTAGCGGATTTCGATGATAACTGTGAAGCCTTTGAGGATGCAGGTGTACCATTGTCAAGATGTATTTTGTATTGTACAGCAGCATATAGAAAAGAATTAAAAAATGCCGAGGGCATTCAAAGAAGTATGGATGTTACCAGTGGAAGTCATGGCATTGATAGAAGAGTACATTCATTAGATGATATTGGTGCAATTATTACAGTACCAATCGAAAGATTTAAGACAGCATACGACTTTACAGAAGGATACAGAGCGGATGCAAGCGGAAAGCAAATCAACTATATTCTAATTGACCCAGAGGCACAAGTATCAAGAGTAAAATATTCATATATCAATGTATTTACACCGGGGCATGATTCAAGAACTACTGATAAGTACTTGTATCAAAACAGAAGATTTAACGGCACTTTTGCATTAGATGAAGAGTTGAAACAAGGCTGTATCATTAATACGGTAGCATAGGAGGAACTGTGATGTTAAAAGCGAAAAAAGAGAATAAAGTTTATCAGGTAGATGAAAGATTAAAAGAGAAGTATCTAAAAGAGGGATTTGACATCTATAACGATAAAGGGGAAATTGTAGAGCATTCTTCTTTAAAGAAAATTAAGTACTCCGAGTATTTGGAAAAACTAGCAGAAAAAGAGGCAGAGTTAAAAGCCTTAAAAGAGGAACTAAAAGCCTTGCTAGAAGAAAAGGTAGATGTCAAAGAGATGAAAGCCTTGAAAAAGGAAAATGAAGAACTCAAGAAAGTCTTAACAGAGCCGACAACAAAAGCAGGTGATTAATCATGCGCCTAGCATATGTAGATAGCACATATTACAAAGATATTTACAAAGGGGTAGTAATACCTAATGAAAGCATAGAAAAAGCCTTAAAGCAAGCAAGTAGACACATAGATACCCTTACCTACAATCGAATTGTGGGCAAGGGTTTTTCTAATCTAACGGAATTTCAACAAGATATTGTGAAAGAAGTAGTATGTTTGCAAGCAGACTTTGAGTATGAAAATGCTGATTTAATAGAGTCGGTGATATCAAGTTATAGTATAAACAGCGTTTCCATGAATTTTGGACAAAGCTGGAATATCTATGCTGACAAAGGTATTGCAATGAATAAAGCTACTTATAGCCAATTAGAACAGACAGGCTTAACCTGCAGAGCAATTAGGAGGTGGTAAGTTGAAATATCCATGTTTAGTACGTCCAAGAGATTGTAAGACACCAATTAAAATAACAATACATAAAGAGGGTCTTACAGAGGACGGAAGTCCGATAGTAGCCTGTGAGATTGAAACATTATGCAATTATCAAGACAGTGCGAAAACAGTTTTTACTGCCGATAAAAAACTTGTGCAACTTAGTGGAGTAGCATTGCTTACAGGCGATATATGCGAAGAATTACCTATAATTAGTGGAGGTATTGCTACTATTTTCGGAGTAGAACGAGCCGTTTTTAAAGGAGTTAAGGCAAGAAACCCTGATGGCTCTGTCAATTATACGGAGTTACGATTGAGATGATAGATGTTAAGGCAAAGATAGTTCTCAATAAAGCAGCTATAGCGAAGATGGTGAAAGCTACAGAAATATCATTAGAGCAAACGGGGGAAGAATTAAAAACAAACATCAAGGAAACAGGCATTGTGCCAAAAAATAAAAATCCATTAGAAGACAGTTTGTCTGTAAAAATGGTTGATGGAAAGCGTTTGAAAGTATGTTTTGACGCCCCTTATGCGAGGAGATTGTATTGGAATCCACAATATAATTTTAGAACAGATTTAAATTCAAATGCACAAGGTTTATGGCTGCACATGTATATAGATGGTGATAAAAAGGCTTTTGTAAGGGATGCCTT